GGGCAAGGAAGATTTCCAAAGGGAAGTCAAGAAGCAAAAGAACACATGGCTCGATTGCGAGCGATGCGACGGCAACGTTAAGCGAAAAAAATATTAAAAAAAAGACATTTTAGAAAAAAATTGATTTGCTTTTTGAAACAACTGGACTCATAAAAAGATGGAGTCATTAGCAAAAGCAATCTTACAAAAGTTTGAGAAGAAGGACATCAATGATGATTTACATTTTGAATTACCAATCAAAACAATTTGCGGAGTCAATGTGTCTGTAGAGTTTCGGGTTCGTCGGTATAATAGTCTAATAAAAGGATTTGTACTTGTTATAGTAGCAGATGATATGTGTAGTAGTAGTAGTAATAATGAACTCATATTTTATCGTAATTTACTCAAAGATTTGAATCTAAAATCAATAACAACAAAAGAATTAATCCCATGCATTGAGCAGATTTTGACAATCATACCGACCTTGCGGTACAACAAAAAAACGTCACAACTTACTGATGAAGATTTTTATGGTGACGAGGTTGTTGAACTATTCAAGTTTGAAAATACAACAACAAGTTGTGAAAGTTGTTGTGTTTGTCATGATTTGACAAACACAACAACAGAATGCGACCACCATTTATGTTTAGCATGCATGTCATCACTAAAAGGATATGTTGATGATGACGAATATATCAGAAAATGTCCTTTATGTAGAGAGAATATTTCACAACTACATTAATCCTCTGTTTTGATTATTAATGACAATATTAACAATGATATTATAATGCAATGTTTAAGCATTTATACAGAAATTTACACATTTAAATAAAGTTACATCTTAATAATTAAATAAAGAGAGAAAAATACAGTTAAAGTCTTAAAAAAATGCATTTTTTTAATTGTTTATATCATATTTACAGTTATTATATGATTATTAAGGTATGTATTTGTTTTATTTTTCTGTTTTTGTGTATAAATGCTTAATAATCAGTTAATAATACGACAATTAATTGTAAAATTAATAATAATAATGGTGATGGATCCCATATCCTCCCATATGCATAGTATCGTCTGCATAATATAATGTATTGGGCGCTTGGGACGTAGGTTGTGATCTTGGACTTGAACTTAAACCGTATGAAACTCGTGCAAAACTGGGACTAGAACTCGAACTTGAACTCGAACTCGAACCTGAACTGGAACTCGAATTTCCATCCTCTTCTTCCATGGCTTCTTTTATAACTGCTAAATATTGTCTCGCCATATGTTTAATGGATTTATCTATTTCCTCATTTTCATCCGCCCCATGATTAATTCTTTCTACACTAGAATTTAAAAAAGGTTGGAATGCTGGTTCCTCTAAATACACTTTTAGATCATAATTTAATGAACCTTCACCCGTCTTTTTAAACTTTGCATTTATATATTTCGTTGCTTTTTCTTTCCATCTCCTTAAAGTGATCGGCATATATATACACTTTTATTTTTTTTTGAATGAAAATGACGAAGGTCAAACGTGAATATAATTACCACTCTTTTTAACCCTTGAAAAAGGAAAAAATAAAAAAAAGAATAATTTGCATTTTTTAATTTGTAGGATCAGAAGGTGATTTTTGAGTGGATATTATTTTAAGGTTCGTCCTTCGTCATTCAACCCATCAATTTTGTAGATACTGGAATTTTTACAATGTCAATACCTTTGCCTGTATCTTGTTTTGTGATATGATCGGGATGAGAAATGACATCAATCTCCTTTCGCAATGCTGGATCACTAGATTGGAAGAACATTTTGAGTATATATTCATTTTTCTTCCAATCGATACTTTTATTCAGATCATCAAAGTAATGCAAAAACATATCAACATCTGCGTACAAATCTTTTGTTCGATGCTCCCATCTATTTATATAATGAAGGAAGGCTGCACAATAATATCCACATGCATTATTCATTAATGACTGCACATCTTTTTCAGTATAAGGTAATTTTTTGCCAGTATTATCCAATACAAATTTCTTTATACTTTCGCTCGGTGGTGCGCCATACGGATCAAAGAATATGGATTCGATTTGTCCGCTCGGATACTTATTTACCTGTAAGCATGTCCAATGAGTGCCGTCATTTTCTTCTCCATTTTCGTCGATAGAATCGTCTAAATTAATAATGTATGCTTTGTTATATTCGATCTTTTTTGGTAGTTCATCTTTAAAATAAACACCAGCCAAAGGGAACTGCATTTTTCTTGATAATTCTTCCAATTGAGTATCTGTCAGCATAATGTTAAAGAAGAAATTAATTTTCAATACATTCCGCTTCCTTTACTGAATTTTTGATACGCCGGTGGAAGAGTATGTTGAAACTGAAAATTTGCACTAAATGGTTGGCTCAGAAGTGCGGGTGGAAGATGACTTTGACTCGTCACGAAAGAAGAATGAATACCGATCTCACCTCTTGATTTTTTGTGAAGTCCTAGACCAGCAAACTGTCTGCTTCGTGGTGCAAAAGCATCATCATTCATAGAAGAATTCGGAAATTGTGATAATTGTTTTCCAATAGTCGTTTTATTCATTTCTGCTCGTGCTTTATGTGCCGCTGCATTGGCGATGGATGCCGTACTTAAATTGCCATAATTTGCGCCAGTTTCTTGATTTAACCTTTTCAGTGCATAATTTTCAGCTACTTGTCCTGCTAAATTTGCCGCAGCGTGTGCATTTCTTGGACCGCCTGCATTTGTTGAATACATGTCATGATATTTGTCAGGATTGTCTATATAATCGTTTGCCAAGTATGCCGCCCCTGCGCCTGCGGCGGGAAGATATGCCGCTAAAGGAGCAAGAGTGCCGCCGCTTCCAAACGTGGATAAACCAGCAAGTCCCGCAGTCCCCGCTGCTATGCCTCCCATCACCGCACTTTTAAATGCAGGTTTTAATCTATCTCCTACTCTATAAGCGGCATCCCTTAATCCTCTCTTTTCCAAGAATCTATCAAATCTTTTTCCAAAAATACCATTGCCTTCGATATGTTGATTCGCTACAATTTCTTGCGGAGAAAGTTGAATTTGCATTCCTTTTCCTCGACTGAATGATCGCGTTAAAGTATCATACCTTGATGGATCGACGAGGAGATTGAAACCTTCACCTTCCATGGCTGACGAAATACGTACTCTATGTCCTTTTCGTAACTTGGACAATTGTTTGGGACTTGCTTTTATATGAACGATATGGTGTGTCATATTGTATTGTTTAGAAAAAAAATAATGGAAGTTGCTTAATGAAAAATAATGCCTTAAACGCGCGCGCCAGACAAAATATCAATCGAAACATCGACCCCATATTCTACAAAGACAAATAGATCAACTGCTTTTGCACTCCCATTTAATCCTATTATTTGCACGGATTTAGGCACAGATTCTTCCACTGGAAGCATACGACTTACATTAACATAATAATAACAATACTCCATTTCAAAACCGAGTGAATTTATTAACGACGATGTCAGTCCATCTGTCATACCACCATTGACCGCATTTTGACCATAAAGTTGATTATTAAATTGTTCAAAAGAATAACGTTCGGTGTTGTATATTGCATTCTGCCCACTTATAACAACATTAAAGTTCGTCAGAAGACACAGGGGCGACGTCGGACCTGTACCTGCTACATCGAAGGGGGACTGATACACGGGAACACCTGCTGGAAGATTTGTATTATTTGGACCGTTAGTAGCGGAATAAAATGGTAGTATAAGCACGGATTTGATATTAGCAATACCGTTGGTAATTAAATTATTAAACTGGGTATTCGCAGTCACATTAAGAACCTGATATTGATATAAATCTGTATATTTTATTTGTTTAATTGGACTGGAAAGATATGCTTGCTCATAAATCGGATTAAAAGTTAGTGCTGGTACGTAAAGGTAAATACTTTGTGCTAGTGGAGACGGTTGATAATCTCCTCTTGTTGCAACGGTAGAATTTAAACACCTACCACCGACGGATAATGTCAAAAGATACGTCGCAGGATTTGCAGCATCGTTTGTAATACCTCCCAAATTTCCTGCACCTTGAAAGTTGGCAGCGTTTGTGGATGTCAGCATGATCGGAAGAACTCCTCCTACTGGGACGGATGTAGATAAAAGGGATACTGCTGTGGATGCAGATGCAGCGGTCGCCTGTCCAAGAACTGAAATAGACGATGAAGAGTTGTTGAGATTCATTGTCATTTTCATAAATACACCTTTTAACAGAGGACACATGGCAAAAAATGAATGTACCTGTTTTAAATAAACGGTTGCTGATACGGCAATTTGTAGAATGCCACTATTGTTGCCTGGGCCGTTTTGTGCATTAAAAATATACGACTTCCAAAGATTATTCACGTAAAGCTGAGGCAATAATCCATAGTACGCCACGTTTCCAGGTAATGCGTTTCCGTTAAAATTAATATATTGAATTCTTTTTGTATATCCTATATTACCACTTGTAGCAGTAAAAACATTATTGGATGTCAAAGGATTTGCCTGCATAGCACCACTTCCAGCCGGAACCATTGTTAAATTGTTTATAGTTCCAGTTCCTGCTCTACTAACACCTACACCAGGGTTGATATATCCAAAAGCTAAAGGATCGTCGGGATAAAATCCAATTGTGCTTCCTTGTGTAATTACATCATTCCATGAAAAAGAAGTCATTAACTTGAAAGAATTCCACATATTTATAAAGGGTGTTTGTTGAATAATAGTCGTTCCCATATAGTCCAAAGTAAATGAATGAATGATGGAACCGAACCAATTTTTTAAACCCATGGCATAATCTGATGAAGTACCTGCTGTTCCAGGAGTAAAAACACCAGTAGTTGTTGAAAGTGTGAGCATCATAGGTATCATAAAATACGCTTCACGATACGACATATATTTGTTTGAGTTGCTCAATTGACTGGTCGGACTACCTACGTATCTATCCCAATAATTCAGATAATTGTTAGAATTAGATTCTTACAAAAACTTTTTTTTATTAGAACAGATGATTATGAGTATTTCTTCTCATAACGACGTACTTACCTTTTTAAATGGGGTAAGCACCCTCTCGGATGGGACTAGACTTTACCTTAAAGGGTTGATAATAGTTGATTAGACTACTCCCCTCCATCTCCATCAAGTCGTTGAAGTATAATCCTCCTCTTATCATAACGAAGGTGGGATTACGAACTGCGGATTGTCTTTATTTAATACCTTATTACTGTACCGATTGTGATTAGCAACCGCCACCATACTATTACTAATATGGTTTAGTAGTATTAACCTAACAAGAGTTTCCCGCTATTTTGAGATGTTGCCTCTATAAGAGACTTGCCTATATTTTGTATAGACATTCATAGACGCCTTCATCTATTACCGATTGATTTGAACTGTAATTCTGATTCTGATTATCAAGAATATTCAGCCAATCTTTTTTCACAAACACATTGGGAGAACCCTCTATTTCTTGGGAAAGGTCAAACACTAACTTGTCGCAACTCATATTTTACAATAAGAAAAAAATATTAAATGTTGAAGTTGATGTTTTTTTCCTTTTTCTTGACTAATAGTCCTTCGATTTTTTTATTCATACTCGCCAAATTTTTGCCTAAACCTCTACCAATAAATGGATTTTCATGAGTAGTTGCAATATAATCATCAACGGAAGAATATGACGAGCCTGACCCTGCACCGCCTTTATTCAATAAAACACTACCCATACCTTTCCCATGAATATGTTGTCTGCGACCTGTATGAATTGTCCCATTTGACATTGGCATGTATGCTCGTTGTGTTCCATATACCATAATATATTGTGAGAAAATTTAATTGTCAATTCTGCATTTTATTTGTTTCCGAAGATTCCTTAACCTCAATACATTAATCATTAAACTGTTGAGAAGAGTAAATTGTTTTTGGTTGTCTTTTTCCTTTACTCCATCACACCCCGTTTTTATATCGTGTAATAGTGACATTTGTTC